GGCTATTTTTTCTTTTACCATAGTTTCGTCAAATTCTTCTACATTTTGAATATCACTATAATCAATATCAGACGATAGAATTGATGAAATATATTGTAAATTGGATTTACCCAAAGTCATAGACAAGAAGTAGTAATCTTTATTACCAATCATTTGCTCTAATTCATTGATTAATTCAGTTGGGAACTTACCACTTTCTTTCATTTTTGAATATACTTTATTACCAATTGAAAGTAGCATTTCTTTATCCTCTTTTGTTTTATATGGAAGTTGTTCACTTAATAGGTTTTTTGCAAACTCCCATTCTTCATTTGAGTTAAGTTTAACATAATGCATTGGTTTAGCATTTGTATTTTTAATACCTTTACTTTGTAATCTTTGTTGTCTTTTACTTTGTTTCATAACTTATTTTTTTAATTGTTTACCACTGTTGTATTTCTCAATTTCTTTTTTAGAAGCAACATCAAAACTTAAATGATAATATACATTACCATTTTCATCTTCTACTTCTACACACGCCAATCCATTTCTATAATAACTTTCTGCTTCATTTGCAGCATCTTCAACATTGTCAAAATCTTCAATGTCAAATGATAATCCTTCGTTTCTACATTGTTCGGTTTCCCAACCTTTAATTGTGTAATTCATATTATAATTTTTTTATATATCCTCACCTTCATTGGTAGGAATAACCAAAGATACGACAATATATCGGTCTGGCCATACCTTTTTGGAACTATTTTTGGGGTTTTTCATAACTCGTTGATAATCAATAAGTTATAAATCATTGAAAATCAATGAGTTATGCAATATTACATGAGTGGTAATTAGGCTTGATAAGTGGTAAAAATTAAGGATAAATGGTATATTCATAACTTGTTGATAATCAATGAGTTACATAATTGACTGAAAATCAATGGTTTAGGCATATCAATGAGTTATGTATGATAATTTTTTGTATTATGTTTTTAAGAAATAATGATAACTATATTTGGTAGTTTAATATATTTGTCGTATATTACACATATCAAACAAAAAATATACAATGTGAGATATTGTATTAAAGATAAGCAATTAATTGCAAAACAAACCCTGGCGAATTATGAAATCTCACTTCATAGTTCAAAAGGGTTTTTTAATTTTATGAATACTATTATTTACAAAACGCATTTTGAGTTAATGAATACATTGACAGATGCACAAGCAGGTTTACTGATTAAAGCAATTGGAATATATTGTAGTGGAGTAATGCCAACATTTAATGACCAATTAGTTCAGGGTATCTTTTTAGGTTTAAGACATGACTTTGATACTCAAGCTGAAAACTATGAAAAGAAAGTTAAAGCAAATAGAGAAAATGGTAAGAGTGGTGGTAGACCAAAGAAACCCACAATAACCGAAGATAACCCACAAAACCCAATGGGTTATTTGGAAACCGAAGAAACCCAACCTAACCCACAAAACCTTAAAGATAAAGATAAAGATAAAGATAAAGATATAGAGAAAGATATAGCTAATAGTACTGGTAGCATATTAACTAATAAAATAGCTAGACAAGATAATCTTTCTGAAATACTTGATAATATATTTGGAAATGAAAAATAAATTAACTATATTTAAATCATAATATGTTTTTATAAAAGACAGGATTAAAAAATACTTTATCGCTATTCAGCATTACATTATAAAGTTCCTGTTCAACATATTATAGGTCAGGAGCGAGTGCCATCGGTTCCTGGCCTTTTTTATGCGTTTCATTTTTTTTCTTATACTTATATTTGGTAATATCAGAAATTATTACTATATTGTATAAACACAAAACATAAAACCGATGGCAAATCAAAAAAAATGTAAATGTTGTGGTAAAGTAAAAGACACCACACAATTCAGCAAATGTAAGTCAAATAAAGATGGTTTACAATTCAAATGTAAACACTGCAATTCAAAAGACAATCATAAGTTTAGAACTGAAATCAATCCTGAACACCATGCAAAGTGGCAAACTAGTAATTGGGATAGGTTTATGAATTATATGAGAAAGTATAGAAAGGCTGACAAGAATGGTATTATATATTCAATAACAAATCCAGAAGGTGAAGTTTATATTGGAATGTCAGAAATGTTTTTGAAAGTTAGAATGATTGAACATAGAAAACATTATAGACAATACAAAGAAGGTAAAAGAGAATCACTTCCAGGTCTGCATGATAGTTTTGACAAGTATGGTATTAAAAATCATAAGTTTCAAACTATATTTGAATCAGAAGTCATTGATAGAAAACAATTAGAATATATAGAAAGAAGTTTTATTGAAGCAGTAAAACAAACAGGCAAATCATTAAATAAAAGACATTGGTAATTATGAAAAGAATTAAATTAGGAGACTACGCAGAAGCATTGATACATGTTATCACTTTTGGATTTGGTGGTCGTATTGCAGTCTTTATTGCAAAACAAATGGGATATCAGTCATGTGGTTGCTGCGAACGCAAACAATGGCTTAATCGATTAACAGATAAAACTTACGATGGTGAGTGTAATACTATAAAATTATGATAGAGAGTATAAAAGAAATTAGACCTGATTGGTACCTGATACATTTAGAAGGTACAAGATATTATCAAATTTGGAATAAGTGGGATTTGTTTGACTTATTATTACAGGCAACAAACATAGATTTAAAAACACCTAAACCACGATTGACACTATGGGATGAAGATTTCCCAATGCCGTATGAGAAATTAGAAAACATAGTAGACGATTTAATCAATATAAAAAACAAAAAATAAAAATTATGGGTATTAGTTACGCACAACAACCAAAAGAAGTAGAACAATTAGTAGATGAGAACGCAGTATATATGGTAGACTGGTCAAAGATGACATCAGTAAACGATATGATTTTAATTTTAGCAAGTATGGCTATTGGATTTCCAGGCAACCATCCAAACATTGAACAATTAAAACCATTCTTAAATTTAGAAACACCTATTAAAAGAGAACCACAACAACCTGCAAAAGTAGATTTAAAGATGCCTAAATTGAAAAAAATTAAGTAATATGGAATTAACCGAAGTACAATTAGAAGAACTAAAAAGTGAGTTATCACAAATTAGTACAAGACTTCCAGAAAACAAAGCACATTACATTTGGAATACATTTAATCATATAAGAGGTGAAAGAGAACCAATGCCGTGTATGTGTGGAAGTAGTGGAGCACATTGGAAAAGAGCAGTTGACTTTCTTAATGATTATGTAAAAGGTAAGTAAATGATAGATTCAGGTAGTATACAATACATTGAGTGTGAACAAAGACTAACCAATCTATATCTGGATTCAAATCATTGGTTAATCAAACACGCAACAAAGATTACTAAAAGTAAAGAAGAAGGTGAAGATTTAGTACAAGAACTTTATGAGTATCTACATAAGAAATGTAATCCAAAGATATTTTGGGGTAATGCATACAATATGTTTTATTGTTATCGCTTTTTAGAAAGCAGATGGATTAATAAGACAAAGAAGTTGAATAGAGTTGTATACAAAGAAGAGATGCCTGAAGAAGTAGTTGAAGAAGAATATGATATAGAAAGAGATTTGGAATTGCAGAATGCACATAATGAAGTAGTAGGTGAATTAAAAAAATTAGCAGTAACTAAACTATGGCCGCAAGCCAGAATCTTTGAACTATATTGGATGTCGGACAAAACGCTTGACGAAGTTGCAAAAGATATTAAGATAAGTAAGAGTACTGTATTCCTTTCAGTTAAGAAGATAAGGAAATATTTAGAAGAAGTTATAGATAATCCATTCGTATAAAATACATTTAATAAGTAAGTTATGGCAGGTTTGTGGAATAAAAAGTTTGACAAAAAGAATGGAGAGAAAAGAGAATGTAGAACATGTGGTACAACATTTCATGCAAAGAAACCTATATGGAAATGTACAAAGTGTGTAAATGCATCACAAAGGATAATTGAAGAAGCTAAGAGAGCTAAATATCCAAAGAAAGACCGTTACCCTTTTAATAATAGAACGAATGAAGCAGGTAGTAGATTTTGTAGTATAAGAACTGCTTTGAGTAATGCATGGAAAGAATATAAAAAGACAGGCGATAGAAATGTAATAACTGCACATTATGATAAACAATTGAAAGAGATACAAGAGAATGGTATAATGCATTGGATATTAGATAGAAGAGATATAGAAACTCTAAGAGAAAATAAATTAAAAACAAGAAACGTGATTACCAAAGAACTGCCTGACACTCGCGGATATCACGAATACTAAAATGAAGAATAGAGAACCAATCATAACGAAACAATTAGAACTATACTTTGACTGGTCTTATTGCAAGTATATAGATATGGTATTGGTTTCGGATGATGAGTTAGATTACCATATGTTTATGATATACACAAAGCAAGGTGAGTTATTGCATGGTTATCACATAGAACGAATATACAATGAAAGAAAATAAAAAAGGGCTGGGATTAATAAGTCGAATACAAAAATTTATTGATAGCATAGATGAAACATATACTCTCATTCTTGCATATCTCCTCGCCATTGGATTATTATTGTGGTGGAGTACAAATGTATCCCTTTAACTACAAACATTGCATATGGGTGTTTTAATAGTATACAAATCGAATAAATATCGACAACAAAACGACAATGGCAAAGTTTGAAATAGGAAATAAATTAGGTGGTAGAAAGCCAGGTTCTCTTAATAGGAGTACAGAACAAATGAAGTTAACTATTGCTCGTGCAGTTAATAGTACACTCAATACAATACAGGAAGATTTAGAAGAGATAAAGAAGAGAGACCCAGAGAAAGCAATGGACCTGGCATTGAAGTTAATGGAATATGCTTTACCTAAATTGAGTAGAACAGAAATGAAAGCAGAGATTGAACAAAGGATACAGCAGATTAGTATTAATGTAAATAGAAAAGATATTGGAACTAACGATTGATACAACGATTACATTTGAACATCTATTAGATAGTAAACATAGAGTTACACACCACATAGGAGGAACGCGTAGTGGTAAGTCTTATGGTATCTTGCAGTATCTTATTGTTGAAGCATTAAAACAACCATTCACCATTACTATTGTAAGAAGAACTATACCAAGTTTAAAGAGAACTGTTATAAAAGATTTCACAGATATACTTAAATCGCTGGGTATATTCAACGAAGATAATTTCAATGTAAGTGATAGAACTTATAAGTTGCAAGATACACTAATACAATTTATCAATTCCGATGACCCTGAAAAGTTAAGAGGATTAAAATCAGATATTCTATTCATTGACGAAGCAAGTGAAATAGATGAAGAAAGTTATTTTCAGCTAAGTATTAGAACCACAGGTAAGATAATACTGGCATATAACCCTACGGTGTCACCATATCATTGGTTAAGACAGATGCAGGATTGTGAACGATATACAACTAACTATGCTGATAATCCGTATATCCCCAAAGAGATGGTTAAAGCAATTGAAGATTTACAATACACTAATGAAAAGAAATGGAAAATATATGGTAAGGGTGAGTTTGCTCCAAACGATAAAGCAATTTTTCAATTTGAGTTATGTAATGATTATGACGCTGACTTTGTGGGTTTTGGGCTTGACTTTGGGTTTAGTAGTGACCCCACTGCTCTTGTTGCTGTTTATAAAAGTGGTGATAGAATCTACTTGGAAGAATTACTTTACGAAAAAGGATTGGTAACAAACGACATAATAAATAAACTAAAAGAGTTAGACATACAAAAGAGTGAAGAGATATGGGCAGATAGTGCAGAACCGAGATTGATAGAAGAGTTATATAGAAGTGGATTTAATATTAAGCCTGTTGTAAAAGGAAAGGATAGTATTAAGTTTGGTATAGGTGTAATGCAAAATCATAAGATATTCATACATAACAAATCACAGAACTTAATCAATGAGATGTATGCTTACCAATACGCAACTGACAAATACGGATACACTACTGACAACCCTGAAGGTGGATTAGACCACTTAATAGATGCAGCAAGATATTGTTGTATGATGAAGTTATCACAAAAAGCACAAAAGAAAGGAACATATGCAATCAGTATCGGACAATACAAATACTAATAGAGTATGGGATGAAGAAGAGATTAGGGAACTAATACTCTATGCAAAATCATTACAGCAAGAAGTAGATGATAAGTCTGCACAATTGATTATGATGAATGCTAAATTAGAAAACGAAGAAGCAAAGAATAGAAAATTAAGTAACATAATAAAATTATTATATGGTCAAGGAAATAACACTAACTATTCCAACTGATTGGAGTGGTGTAACATTAAAGAAGTATCTAACCCTGCAAAAAGATATGAAGAACTATGGTGATGACGAAGAAGCACAAACTGCTTTGATGTTATCGCATCTATGTGGATTGAATGCAGAGTATATCAACTCTTTATCTATTGAGGATTACAATACAGTGCGTCTGACATTAGAAGGATTTATAAACAATACTGAATATCCCTTGCAAAAAATAATTAACATCAATGGCAAGGAGTATGGATTTGAACCTAACTTATCGCAGATGTCTTATGGTGCATATGTTGATATCAGTAAGTTTGGACAATTAACTATTGATGATAACTGGCCAAAGATAATGTCAATACTATACAGACCTATCGTAAATAAGAAAGGTGATATGTATACAATAGAAGGATACAAAGGAGATATAGATGATAAGTTATTTTTAGGAGTTACTATGGATGTACAATTTGGAGCCTTGTTTTTTTTTGTCAATTTGTTAACGGACTTGTTGAGCGCTACCCTGAAGTATTTGAAGGTGACGGGACTCCCACCCAACATCAAATCAATTTTGGAAAAAAGTGGGGAAATTACCAAACGCTTATTGAACTTGCAGACGGAGAGTACGGCCGCATCGATTGGGCAACAGAACAACCCTTAGAGAAATGTTTATTGTATCTAGCGTTTAGAGCAGACGAGAATGCATTAAAGAACTTGCTACATAGAGAGGCAGTTAAAAAACAGCAAGGGTCATAACGATTTTTTAGGTTATTAGTGTTTTTAATAAAATACAATTCAATGGCTGGTAAATGGAGCAATAGTAGAAATGGTAATTTGAGATATTCTGTCAATAGAGAGAATAATAGTGGCATATACCTAGGGCCAACGAAAGGATTATCCAGTCCAAAGAATAGTAGACAAGGATGCCTTTGTTTAGAAAGTAACACTTACGATGTAAAATGTTGCAAAGGTTTTCTTATGAACCAAGGTATCGGACAAATACAATCTCCTACAAGAACGAAAGGTGGTGGTTTTTCAGACGGATATAGTGAAGGTTTCGACATAATATTAGACTAATAAATAATTTAAAATAACATGGCTGAAATTTCAAAACAGGCATTACAGGTTGATAATAATCAATCTTTCCCAAATAATAACGCAGGTGCGATTACTCCATCTGACTTGAGAGCATTTAATGTAAATATGATTGACTCTTTGGTTGATGAGATTACTTATAATCAAGATAGTGCAAGTTGGAATCAATCAATAGATGCGTTAGAAGCATTTACATCTTCTCAACAACCTACATTCAATGCGTTAAATCAATTTACTGCATCTCAATTGGTAATCAATTCAGGTGTTAATGCATTTACACAATCTGCTGATGCAAGATTAGATGCGTTAGAAAGTGAAACACAAAATTTAGAATTATTCACTGCATCGGTAAATGAGATTAGTGATAATGGTATTGTACAAGGAACTTCTACAAGATTACATTTCTACGGATTAGTATCAGCAAGTATTGTACCAAATGTAAACGGAGCTATAGCTTCTATTAACATTGAGCAAGATGGAACTAAATTAAATTCTGCTTCATTCAATTCTTATACTGCATCTACTGATTCTGATTTAGATTCAATACACCAAACAACTCAATCGTTAAATAACTTCACAGCAAGTTTAACAACTGCGTTTGTTAGCACTGCATCTTTCAATGCATATACTCAGTCTATTAATTCATACACATCGTCTAATGATGCAAAAGTAAATTCTTTAATTAACGCAACTGCAAGTTATGCAACATCTGCAATAACTGCAAGTTCATTAGTAACTGCAAGTGTAAATTTAAATACAATTACATTTACAAAGGGTGACTCAAGTACATTTAATATTACAGTTAACACAGGTAGTGGCGGTGCAACAACAGATATTACATCTTTAAACGCATTCACTGCTTCACAAGATACAAAGAATACAACTCTTGCAAATGTAACTGCATCATTGAATGCATCAACTGCATCTCAACAATCACAAATAGATAATTTAATTGCAGCAACTGGTAGTTACGCAATAAGTAGTTCAGTAGCAGCGGTAGATGCCGGACAACAATCTCAAATAGATGCATTAATTGCAGCTACTGGGTCTTACTCAACATCTTCTTCTGATATAACTTCATTGAATGCATTCACTGCTTCACAAGAAACAAAGAATAGCACATTAGCTACATACACTGCATCGGTTGATACAAAGTTCTCTACATTGGGAACTCAATCAGGTAGTTGGATTACTGAAAGTGAAACTGCTTCATTTGCAAGAACGAATGTTGACAATAACTTTACAGCAAATCAAACATTCACAAACATAACAGCAGTATCTGCATCATTCCAATATGTTCAAACAACTTATGAAACCAGTAGCGTAATTTATTCTAGTGGTTCAAATCAATTCGGTGATGCATCAGATGATGTACAAACTCTATACGGAAGTGTAAGAGTAGTAAACGAATTAACTGCAAGTGGATTAAATTATCCTAATGCTGACAATGGTGCTAAAGCATTCATGCAAACAGACGGAGCAGGTAATTTATCTTTACAATATGTAGATGCAATGTTTGAAACCGTTCGTAATATGAGTGGTGTTGCATTAGACAAAGGAACACCTGTTTATATTTCAGGTAGTACGGGAGATAATGGAAACGCATATGTTGCAGACGCATCAGACTTAGCAAAGATGCCAGCAGTTTATATATTAGGTGAAGACTTAATAGATGGTGCAACAGGTATAGCTTTGGTAGGTGGTTTGATTGAAGGAGTTGACACAACTGGATATCCTGCAGGAACAATTATATATGTTGCTGAGGGTGGTGGTTGGTCAGACGTAAGACCATCAGGTAGTACATCAATAGTACAAGTATTAGGTGTAGTACAAAAAGAAGGAGTAGGTGGACAAGGTGTTGTAATAAATCAATTAGAAGCAACTCTACCAAATATACAAACAGGATATGCATGGGTTGGTAACGGAAGTAATCAACCAGTACAAGTTGCAACAAGTTCATTTGGAACACCGGTTGACTTAACTTCATTGAACGCATTTACTCAATCACAAGATACAAAGAATACTACATTAGAAAATGTAACTTCTTCTTTACAATCTTATACCGCATCTCAAAATACAATCAATACAGATGTATCTGCATCTGCAAGTATTTATGAAGCTAAATTTGATACAATAGGTACTCAATCAGGCTCATGGGTTGGTTCAAGTATTGATACAGGTAGTTTTGCAACAACAGGTAGCAATATATTCGTAGCTGACCAAATAATAACTGGGTCTGCTGGATTTTTATATTCAAATGGTACTTCAACAAAATTAAGATTAGGTACTTCTGAAAATTTACAAAACTTTGATTTTAGAGTTACTGGTAGTGGTTTAGAACAACAACTATGGTTAATTGAAAATCAAGGTGGTGTATGGGGTAACTCATTCTTTAATAGAATGTATGTTGACTCAAACTTAAATGTAAACTCAACATTCACTGCATCTTTACAAGAAGGTTATGCATGGGTTGGTAATGCAAGTGGTAAAACATCAACTGTTGCAACTTCATCATTCGGTGGAGCTAGTTTACCTTCTGGTTTATTATCATCGTCTGTGACAAACTTTACAGATTATTCTGCATCAGTTGATACGAGAATAAATAATATAGTAACAGGTACTGGATTTGCAACAACAGGTAGTAACACATTCACAGGTGACCAAAATATATTAGGAACACTTACTGCATCATTACAAGAAGGATATGTATGGGCAGGTGGAGTAGGAAACATATCTACATTAGTTGCTACATCTTCTTTTGCAGGAGGTGGTGGTACAATATCAGTACAAGACGAAGGAACAATATTAGGAAATGCAACATCATTTGACTTTAATGGTGCAGGTGTAACTGCTACATTAACGGCAGGTACTGCATCGATAACAATACCTGGTGGAGGTGGAAGCATTGACACAGGTAGTTTCGCAACAACTGGCAGTAACACATTTACAGGTGACCAAACACTTATTGACGCAAGTGGTAACTTCTTTACAATATCAGATGCATCGGGTAGTATGATGTTAGTTGCTAAAACATTTACTTCTGCTTCTGCACACTTAACTGCATCAGTAGGTGGTAAAGTCAATATAATATTCAAAGATAATAATAATACTGCTGATACAATTATAAGTGGGTCAAATAACATATTTGTTAATCCAGCAGCACCAACTGCCGGATTTAAGAGATATGTAGGTACAAATAACATATATAACTCAACTGGTTTACCACAAATAAGTCAGTCAATGGCATTCCCAGTAACTATGACCGGTAATATTGGACCAGGTTCGGTTACAATGAGAGGGCCTGTTAGTTCTTCTGCATGGACTATTAATAATAATAACCTAATAGGAAGTATTAATGTGGGTATCGGTGCATTAAATAGAGCTGAAAGAATAGTTAGTGGATTGACAATGTCTGGAAACTCAATACAAGGAAGTTTATCAGTAATTGCTCAACAAAATGACCTTACTTCATCTGTTATTTTCTCTAATAATAGTATGAATGGTTTCCTTTCATTAAATTTAAATTCATCATCAGCTAATATCCAAAATAATATTATAAATGATAATAATCTTACTATCACAAATAACTATTATACTGGAAGTGAAGGTAGAGGACAAATTACGGTATCTAGAAATACCATAGGTGGACAAACTAATACAATATTAGTAACTGGTATAGGAGATGCTGGTACATCTGCACCATTCTTTACTAATAATACAATGGGTGGTCAGAATAATACAATATTTTCAAACTCAACAGGTGCAGGTAGTAACACATCTGCAATTGCAAATATAATTTTTGGTAATACTTTAATTGTAACCGGTTCTAATGGTGGAACAACTTATGGTTCTGCTTTCTTTGGAAGATTTAATGCAAATGATGGTATACGAAATAAAACATCAGATGTTGTACTTGCAGTAGGTACAGGTACAAATGGTACAACAGGTAGAAAGACTGGTTTCTTAATTGACTCAAATAGTAACACATTCGTAGAAGGTACATTGAATGTATCTGGTAGTACAATATTAACCGGTAGTATAATATCAGTAGATAGTAGTGGTAATGCAACTAATACAATAATTGGTTTGAATGCATTAGGTATGGGTTCAGCTGGTGCTAGTCCATTAGCAGTAGGAAATACTATATCAATAGCAATCGGTAATGGTGCAATGAGATTTGCAAGTGGGTCTTCACAAAACGTTGCGATTGGTAACAATGCGTTAGCACTTACAACCGGGTCATTAAACTTTGCATTAGGTAGTGAGTCATTGACAAACAATACAACAGGTACTTCAAACGTTGCAATCGGTGTTAATAGTTTAAATTCAAACTCAACTGGTAATTCAAACGTATCAATAGGAAATAACTCAGGATTTAGAGCAAACGGAAATAACAATACTTACATTGGTGAGTCTGCTGGTTATAATATTACAGGTAGCAATAACCTTATATTAGGTAGATATCAAGGAAGTAGTGGAGAAGCATTTGATAATAATATTATACTTGCTGATGGTAGTGGAACGATTGAAGCAAGATTTGATGGTGATTGGCAATTTTATGACAATGTAAATGTAACCGGCTCAATCAATGTAGTATCAGGGTCTCTTACAGGACAAGCAGTTACAAACATAACTCCTGAATCATCATCGTTATCACCAATATTAAATATTGTAACTTTGACAACTGCCGAATACGCATTGATAACACCAAATTCACAAACCTTATATGTAATAGTATAATATGAGTATAAAAATTGGAAGCAGTGATGCAACTTTAAAAGTTGGTTCAACTGATGTAATTGAAATAACAAAAGGTGGAACTAGAATATATCCAGGTCCAGTAACCTCATATCAGTATTGGATAGTTGAACCATGTGGAGGCGGTGCACAAACTTATTTACAAATAGACTCAACTGCAACATTAACAGCAGGACAGGCAATTAGGCCTGTCACAGAACCGGGTGGTACAACACCGATACCAGGATACGAAAGTCCTATATGTTGGACATTAATTGGAAATGCACCAACTGGTACTGGAACGTATTGTGGTATAAGAGCACCGGCAGCTGATTGTACACAAGCTGTATGTTTGTAGATTAAATAAACTAAAAATAACTATTTTTTAAACATAAGGTGTTTTTACCTTACAAACAATTATAATATGAACTCAAAAACAGTATTAAATAAGATAATGTCACTTTTATCAAAAGAAGAAGTTGAATTAACTTATGCAAAATTAGCAGACGGAACAATTGTTGAATCTGCAACATTCGATGTAGGTGAAGACCTATTTGTAGTTTCAGAAGATGGAACTAAATCTCCAGCTCCAAACGGATTTCACGATTTAATGTTGAAAGACGAAGAAGGTAACGAAACACTTTTGAAAGTAAAATCAGAAGATGGTAAAATCGTTGAGAGAGAGAATGTAGAAATGGCTGATGTTAAAGTAGAAGAAATTCCTCAAGCAGGAACTTATACAGAAGATGACAAAATGCCAGAAGTTGCAGGTGAAATTAAATCAGGTACATTGAAGATGGAAGAAGAAACTGATGAAGTAGAAACTTTACCAGAAGATGCAACCAAAGAAGATGAAAAAGAAATCGAAATCGAATTAGGTAAGAAAATGGAAGAAATGGCTTACAGAATCGAAGAGATGGAAAAGAAAATGATGAAGATGGAAGAAGCAATGAATCCACCAGTAGACGAAGAAGTTGACGAAGAAGTTGCTATGGAAGAAGAAGAGTTACCAAAATTAGATGGTGCTCCAACAGATGAAGCTACTAAATTCTCAACTGAATTAAACAGAAAAAATTATGGTAAGAAATCAAAAGATGCACAATCTTCATTCTTATCTAAACTTTATAAATAAAATTATTATAAACTCATTTAAATTAAAAAAATGAAAGCAAAACAAAATTTCGCACTTCCTACTATTACGACTACCTACGCAGGTGAGGCAGCTAGTGGTTACATCGCAGCAGCGTTGTTAAGTGCAAACACTTTGGATAAGAAGCTTGTAACTATCATGCCAAACGTGAAGTTCAAATCTGTAATCCAAAAATTAGACGTGAGTGGTATCGTACAAGATGCTTCATGTGATTTCGTAACATCAGGTAGCGTTGCTATTTCTGAGCAAGTATTAACTCCAAAAGAGTTACAAGTTAACTTACTTTTATGTAAGCAAGAATTCGTAGATTCATGGGAAGCTTTACAATTAGGTTTCTCTGCATTCGATGAAATTCCAAAGAACTTCAACGACTTCTTAATCTCTTATGTAGGTGGTAAAGTAGCAGAAGCAACTGAAACTTCAATCTGGCAAGGTTCAACTGCATCTAATGGTGAATTCGGTGGTTTCCAAACAGCATTCTCTGCTTCAATCGCAGCAGGTGGTGCAGGTGCAGTATTAGCAGCTAAGAGTGGTTCAGTAGTTATCTCTGGTAGTGTAACTTCTGCAAACGTATTAGACGTATTAAATTCAGTAGTTAATACTATCCCTGATACAGTATATGGTAAGCCTGATGTATTGTTGTATGTTTCTACAAACGTAGCAAAAGCATACCAACAAGCTTTAGCAGGTGGTGCTATCGGTGCTAACGGATGGAACAACCAAATGAACGTAGGTGAAAAACCTTTCAACTTCAATGGTATTGAAATCGTATGGTGTCCAGGTATGAGTGCATCTAAAATCGTTGCAGCTCAAAAATCAAACTTATTCTTCGGTACAGGTTTATTATCTGATTACAACGAAGTAAAAGTTATCGATATGGCTAACATTGATGGTTCTCAAAATTACAGAATTGTAATGAGATACACAGGTGGTACTCAATTCGGTATCGGTCAAGACATCGTATACTACGGAGCTTACTAATAAAAACTAATTAAAGGGTGGGTCTCAACACCCACCTTTTTTAATAACAAAACTAAAAAATTAATATATGCCTTGTTCATTAACTCTTGGAAGAAACGAAGTATGTAAAGAAAGCATCGGTGGTTTACAGGGTGTTTACTTTATCAATTATACAACAGGTTCTTTCGCAGAAACAGCAGCTCAAACAGCAACTCCGTCAGGATTGTTGACAGGTGTTCCTTCTGGCTCGATTTTGTATTACTACGAATTGAAAGGAACTAGTGCATATACTGAAACTGTTAACACTTCTAGAGAAAACGGAACTACATTCTTTTCACAAGAATTAACTCTAAACTTAAAGAAGTTAACAAACGAGATGACTACTCAATTAAAGCTTATGGCTTATGGTAGACCTCAAATAATCGTTTGGACTAACAATGGTGATGCATTCCTAGTAGGTAAAAAAGAAGGTGCCGATATGACCGGTGGAACAATTCAAACTGGTGGAGCTTTAGGAGACCTTTACGGATACTCTTTAACTTTCACAGGACAAGAACAATTCCCTGCTCAATTCTTATCTGGAAGTACTACTGCTGATGCATTAGGCGGATTAACTGCAAACTACACAGTAGTTTATGGTTCTCCTGCATAATATCATTCGGTATAAACACTATAAAATATTAACCCTACTCTTCGGAGTGGGGTTTTTTTATTTAACTATTTTTATGTAAGTTGGTGTTTTTAATATATAAATCAAGATAATGCTAGCATATTACATAAGCCAGTCTAACTCATACGTGATAAGAACACAGATAACAGGTAGTAATGAATTTACTATGAGTTTACAGGATATGATGGGATTAAATACATTAACTGCTTCTATTACATCTGCTTCCTATACTCCATACGAAAGTTTACTATCGTTTACTGCAAGTATAAGTGGAACATTTGTAGCAGACGAATATCGTGCAGTATTATACAACCAATCAGGAAGTGCATCGATAGATATTTGGAATGGTAGTTTACAAGTATATGCATCTCAATCAATAGACAAATCAGTATACGAAAATAAAAATACACAATATGTTTCTCACGAAAGCGAGAACAAATATATCATAATGGATTAATATGAAAGGACAACAAAAATTCTCAATAGTTAATGTAAACAATAACTCTCTTCCTATAATTCAGGAAGATACTAAAACTCGTTATCCATTCGTTCCATTTGGTGTGTATGGTAATGACGATTTCTTTGATGCAGTTACAACTGCTTTCAATGTTAGTACAACTAATGCAGCATCTATCGAAGGTATTGCTGATTTAATATTTGGTAAAGGTTTATATTCCAAAGACCAAGTATTCAATGAGACTTTACAAAGAATGATTCCGCAAGAAGAAGTTAAGAGAGTTGCATTTGACTTAAAATTATTTGGTAATGCAGCATTCCAAGTTTATTGGGATGATACACATACAAAGATTAAAAAGATGTACCATGTACCTGTTCAGTTATTAAGAGCAGAGAAGTTAGGCACATCTCCAAAGATAGAAAATTATTACTATTGTACCGATTGGAACGACCAAAGAAAGGTAAGAGATAAAAAGAAAATACCTGCTTTTGAAACCAGTAATGAGAAGATGGAAATACTTTACATCAAACATTATTGTCCAGGTTTGTATTACTATTCTTTACCTGATTGGGTATCTGCTTTACAATTAGCAATGGCAGAAGGTGAGATAAGTAATTTACACTTTAATAATATTGTGAATGGTTTCTTACCAGCGGTGATGTTAAACTTCAACAATGGAGTTCCTGCACCTGAAGAAAGACAAACTATCGAAGATTTAGTACAAGCTAAATTCACAGGTACGGATAACGCAGGTAGATTTATGTTGTCATTTAACGATGACCCATTAACGAAACCTACGATTGATATAATTGATATTACAAACTTACATGAGAAGTATGACTATGTTGCAGAATACACACAGGATAGAATCCTTGTAGCACATAGAGTAACATCTCCTTTATTGTTTGGTATCAGAACAAAGAATAATGGTTTCTCTTCACAATCAGAAGAAATGAAAACTGCATTTAGTATCTTACAAACAATGACTATTGCACCTTTCCAAAATATTATCTTAAATACTTTGGATTATGCATTAACTTGTTCTGGATATACTGAAGCTGAATTATACTTTGAACAATTAACTCCATTAGTAATCTTATCACAAACAGCAGAAGAAACTGGTAAAACAATTGACCAAGTTGAAGATGAAACGAATGATAGTATGGAAAATCCAGCAACAACAGAAGATACTGCTGACCAAACTCCATTAGAACCAATACCAGGCAAAGATGAGGTATTAGAGAAGTTTACAATGCCAACATCATTAAGTAAAGAATACGAAATATATAAAAAATAAATATGTCATACGCATTATTCATAAATAGAAACGATATCATAAAGAACTCTCCGTTGCAAGGTGCAATTGATGCAGATGCTTTATTACCGTTTTGTAGAACTGCACAAGATAAGTACTTAAAGAATTTATTAGGAACTGTCCTATTCGATTACTTACAGGCACAAATCACTGCAAACACATTTGGTTCATTGAGTTCTTATTATCAAGACTTAATGGATGACCATATTAAATATACTTTATTGTGGTATGCATGTGTTGAGTATATTCCATTTAGTTCGGTTCAATTCAAATCAAATGGTGCAGTAAAGCAACAAAGTGAACAAGGTATAGCACCTGCTAAATCTGAAATTGATTATCTTTTAAACAAAGCTCTAAACAATGCAGATTACTACGCATTGAGATTACAGAATTACTTAATTGCATATTCTCAAAACATACCTCAATATTTAGAAACAGTTGGTAATCAAACACAAATATATCCTGACCAAAGTAATCAATATTTTGGTGGTATACAATTATAATAACTATGGCTCAACAAATCGTTCATAATACAGGTGTAAACTATACTCTTTATTACAATGCTTTGAATTATTTCAAAACAATAATGAGTAACCATCCGTCTATTGCAGCAGTCACACAAGGTGATATTACAAAGATAGATGTGAATCAGTTTCCTGCGTATCCATTGGGAAATATCCTAATAACTGAAAGTAATTTTGGTAGTAACATAACCAACTACACAATTCAGTTGACGGTTGCTGATAAAATTAAAAATAAGAATAACGAAAGTAATGAAAGAACTAATGCACAGACCGTTCCGTTTTATGGAGTGGATGATGTAGTAGACATTCATGCAAATACATTGGGTATCTTAAACGACTTAACTTCATATACGCAAAGAGGAGTTGCAGGATTTGAGATAAACGGAGACATAAATTGTACATCATTTTCTGACCAATTTAATAATGGATTGGCCGGATGGGTTGCAACCTTTGAGTTAACTACCCACAATGATAAAAATCGTTGTCTTTTTTTTTTAATTAATCCGTCGGGTAGTGGATATATAATTGAAAATTGTGTAACGGAAGAAAGATATAAAGCTGTAATGGCTGAGCCTGTACAAGTAGGACAAGTGTTTTCAACAAAAACATTTCCAGTTTGGACACCATCATTACAAAATTATACAGGATTAAGTTGTTTCACAGTTGTAGATACTTTTGAAGGAGAAGATGATTATAACTATGTTAATTTGCAAGTGTTAGATTTACCATACGCAGATTACCAAACATGTGATAATTGTATTTTGTGGATTAATCCAAAAGTATGGTCAACTACACCGGAGAAGTGGGGACAAGGAACAGATGTTGCATTTAGACAATGGCAATTTGAATAAAATAAAATAAAAAATAAAATGGGTAGTTTAAGTAATTTATATGTTTCTCAATCTTATCAATCTCTATTACATTTAGGGACTGATACTTCATTTTTTCCAGTAGGTCAGACTGCACCACAAGGATATATAAATGTTGAAGATGGTTTAGGATATAATGCAGGATTTGCAATATCTTCTTCTGGTGATATGTATTTTTCACATTCAGTTGAAGTAAACGAAAATTTAAGTGTTAACGGAAACTTTGATGTAGATGGTAATTTTATTGTATCAGGTACATTCGATATAGAAGGTAAGGTAACAGTAAATGATAATGTAAGAATAAATGGTAATTTAGAAGTTAGTGGAGCAACATCTTTAACTGGAAGTTTAGTAGTATCAAATGCAATTACTGCATCTAATATGTCTATCCAAAATGATTTAAATGTTGGTGGAACTTTATTTGCAAATAAGGTTGTAACACTAATTGAGTCATCATCTATTATATTCTCATCTGGGTCTAATATTTTAGGAGATGAAACTTCGGATACACAAACCCTTATCGGATTGGTTAGAGTGTCAGGAAGCAGTCAATTAACGGGTTCTATGGGTATTACAGGTAACTTAAATGTATTAGGTAATATTTCATCATCAACAATTAGTGGAATTGGTAATGTAACTTTATATTCTCAATCAGTAGATAGTAGATTAGACTTTTTAGAAGGCCCGTTTAGTACATCTGTTGATTTAAGATTAGATGAATTAGAGAATTTTAGTTCATCATTAGTAGCTACATTTGCAACAAATGCTCAATTAACTCAAACTGCATCTTTATTACAAAATAATATTAATACAAAATTAAACACTTCTTCGTTTAATGCATATACACAATCGAATGACAATAGAATAAATGTATTGTCATCATTTACAGGAAGTTATGCAACAACTGGAAGTAACACATTTGCAGGTAATCAAACTATTAATGGAACTTTATTAGTAAGTTCTTCAATGGTTTATTCAGGAAGTGTAAGAGGACAAGTATTCCCAATTACAATTAGTTCTAATACTGCAAGTATAGATTGTAGTAAAGGTAATTTCTTTACATTATCATTACCTGCAGGAACAACAAGATTAGAAGCAACAAATGTATTACCAGGTGAAACTCTTTCATTGAGAATATTTAATGAGACAACATCATCGGCAGTTACTACTGGCACATCTGTTAAATTCCCAACAGGATTTACTTATATACCTACCGCAGTATCTAGCTCTACTGATATTATAACATTTTTATCATTTGACAATTCATCAATCTTTGCAGTAGCTGCAAACTATTTCGCATAATATGTATATACCATTAACTTTTGAAGGAGCATTACAAAAATGTTTATTTGCATCAGGTGGATTAGAAGGATTTTTTATATCTGGAAGTCAACAATGGAAATACCATATGTTTACTGGTGCTGCCGATTTAGTAGTTCAAAAAGGAACTATTGATAATGTACAAATTTATGTTATTGGTGGAGGTGGTAGTGGTGCAAGAGGAACTGCAAATACGGTGCCAGCTGGCGGCGGAGGTGGAGGTGGTACAAACTTTACAATGAATGCAAGATTGTTTCAAGGAACATATAACATTATAGTTGGAGAAGGTGGTGCTGTACAAGGTATACTAAATTCAAACGGATTTTCAGGCTCACAATCTTCTATAATAGGTGCAGACTTAAATTTAGTTGCAAAAGGTGGAGGTGGTGGTACATGGGGTGCATCTGGTAGAGGAGGAGTATCTGGAAATGGATTTAATGGTGGTGCATCAAATGCTGAAAATGGTGGAGGCGGTGGTGGTTCAACTGCGGTTGGAGATAACGCAACTTTAATAAAAGCAGGTAATGGTGGAGCTGGTAACACTTTTTATATTGCAGAATATGCATTTGGATATGGTTGCGGTGGAGGAGGTTATGCAAGGTCTACGGCCGATGAACAAGGATTTAGTTGTAGTGGTACAATATATGGTGAAGGTGGTGAAGGTAACAATGATTCAAGTGCGGGTGCTAATAGATTTGGTATGGGAGGTGGAGGCGATGGTAATAGCGGTTCAGCAGGAGGTAGTGGTAGTGTAATGATTCAATATCCAATATATGATTATTGTTCAAACTATTTTAATGAAACAGGAAGTTGTGGATGTAGACAAGTAACATTTGATATTAGTGACCCATCTAATTATCTTCCAGATTTATTTGGAAATTATTTGTATACACCATGTGGAACTAATGAATTTGTATCAGGAAGTATATTAGCATATCAACCTGTAACAGTATGTGCAGCTAGTAGTTCTTTTTATTGGGTTAATAGTAATAGTAGTTATGGTAATTCAAGTGGTACACTTATTTCATCAGGCCCTCAATGTATAAGTGCAAGTTATGGTGTAGAAACATGCGTAACTCAATCTTTCCCTCCAACATGTAGTGGTTCTTTTGTATTTTATAAAGGTGGAACTTCTTCAACATTTTATTATATTCCTACTAATAGTTCATCACTTTCTTATAGTCCGATTGCAAATAATAATGTAAGTTTTAAATGTGTATCTTCAGGAAGTTTTAGTGGTATAGGAGGTTATCCATATGGTTTGACAGGTGCAGGTGCAGCTATATCAACTTCATCAATTACTTTTTGTACAAGTTATTTATTTACACCAGGAAGTGGTACACAAACTGCAACTTATTATGAATGTTCAACTGATACTTTGGTTTCAGTTGCAATTTCAACACCTACAAGATTTTGTACAAGAAATGGTAGACCAAGAACATTATCAGGTATTGGTTCAACAATTGTTGCAGGAGGTGGGTGTGTTACCGGAGGTAGTGGTAGTTGTGGATGTCCTTAAAATTAAATTATGCCATCATTACAAGACATAGCAAAACAGATTAGTTCTCTTGCACAACTAAATCTACAAAGACAACCTACCCGTGCAATTAAAACTGGTAACTTACTTAAAAAGGTTAAGTCTGCAAATACTCCTGCCAAAATGGTAAAGGAGATAAAGACAAAAGATAATTACTCTTTTGAAATAGAATTAGATTATGCACCACCAGGAGCAGAGTATGGACAATTTGTAAATGATGGTACATCTAAAATGGCTGCAAGACCATTCGCAGATAATGCATTAAACGACCCAACCGTTACAGCAATGTTAGACCAATACTATGAAGATATGGTTGATAAAATGATAGTAGGAAATATAGCAGCAGAGTTAGACAAATTCGAAGCAGAGTATTAGTATCACATACTTTTATTGAAAAGGTGGTTTTTATATAAACATAATACATAATGGCCTTATCATTATTACAGAATCCTGCAAGTTGTTCATTTGCACAATCACCAATTATATTTTCTATTGATGAAAGCAATACTGCTACATTAACATCATCTTCATTTCAATATGTAGGTGATTTATATTATTGGCAAGGTGCACCAAATGCATCTTCTTCGGTAGCAGATTATACAATTTCTAAATTTCCAAATACTTCTGGTGTAGGTTTGTTTGATTTAAATAGAATAATCAATTCAACACTTACAGATTACGCACAAGCGAATACTTCAAATGTAATTTACTTTGCAGTAGATTTCTATTGGCAATATTATAGTGGAACGGCATATGTAACTGGCTCACATATAAAATCAGAAACATATAAAGCAGTAGATGGATATGGAATATTTCCTGAAACGATTGGTCAGCAAATGCAGACTACAACTCCATACTGGCCATTGTTAACAGATGGGCCGGCAACACAATCTGCATTTTTAGATAATAGAGGATATAGTGGAGTTTATGGTGGTGATTTAGGTACACCTACACCAACAAAAATAGTTTATACAGGTAATACAGGTACCGCAGATTATACACTAACAGCAAATGTAAGTTCTTCTGGACAAATACAACAATATCCAATAGGCCCATCTCAAAGTGGTTTCCCTCTTTCAACAACTGGTCTAACTTATTTTACAGTTCAAGCATTCAATGGTGCAGCTGCATTAGGAACACCAATAAGATATAATATCGATTGTGAACAAAAATATCCAAATGTAAGAATCAAATGGAAAAATCGTTTTGGACAATTTGATTGGTTAAACTTTTATATGGTTAGCAAACAATCGTTTACAACTGAAAGAAAAACTTATCAACCACAATTAGGTACATGGGAAAGTTCTACTCTATCATATCAAACTTATGATACTGCAAATTCTGCATACATCGTAGATTCTAAACAAGGTTTATCAGTTAATACATTTTGGTTGCCTGAAAGTTATAATGAAATCTTAAAGCAATTATTAGTAAGTGATGAAATCTATTGGATTTACAATGAAGCAACAGGTGCATTAAGACCTATGACAATTGTATCTCAAAACATTTTATTTAAGACAGGTGTCGTAGATAAATTAATTCAATATCAATTTGAGTTCCAATATGGTCAACCTTATAAATTAATTATGTAATGGGTATTATATCAACACAAGCGTTTACATTCAGGTTAATAGCAAACGGAACGCAATTAGACATATTTGATGACGAAGATATAAAAATATCTAATAATGTAACAGGTCTCTTTGATATAGGAGTTTTACCTGCAACATTCACTCGTCAGATAAGTATACCTGGAACGAAAGTAAATAACGCATTTTTCGAACATGTTTACGATATTAGTATTGATAACCCTTTTCTATTTGCGACCAATATAAAGGTTCCTGCATACATTGATTTCGATTCTGTATACCTTATTGAAGGTTATATACAATTGAATAAAGTAAATGTCAAAGCAAATAAGTTTATTGAAAGTTATGAGATTACTTTATATGGTACTCTATCTTCGTTTGCAAGAGATACAAATAGATTATACTTAACGGATTTAAGTTCACTAGCACAATACAATCATACTTCATCTTACGAAAATATTTCAGCAAGTTGGGGTGGTAATTTATTTAGTGGAGATATAGTTTATCCACTTGCAGATTATGGTAGTGCATACGCATTCACACCAGGTGGCCTTGAATTATTTGGTATGGATGACCAAGATGGTGCATTGTCAGTTCAAAACTTTAAACCTGCAATCAGAATTAAACCTGTATTAGATGCAATCTTTGAAGAAGCAGGATATACATACTCATCATCTTTTATGGCTAAACCATTTATTGATGATATCTATATGGTTTGTAATAATGCATTAAAATATCCTGAATATAGTGGTGTTGATTTGGAAACATATGGTAAAATAAAAGTAGGTGCAATTAGTGGCAGTGGTATGACCGATATAACCCTTGCATCAGGTAGTTGGGTAACTTTACCATGGTATAATGACTTATCCGACCCATCGTATTTTTATAATAATGGTGCATATAGAGTAGACAAACAAACTAACTTATCAGGTATACTAAATATAAATGTAAATGTAAGTTGCTCGGTAAATAATATGCCAGGTACACTTTCAGCAAATGGAACATGGCAGTTAAGAATGTTGGAGACAGGTAGTTCTACACCTTATTCAACTCGTGCACTTCAATCGTATATATTTTTCTTTGACCAACTACAACAAAGTAGAACTGGTGGTATCAATACAACATATCAATTAGCAACAGAGTTTGTAATGAATGATATACCAACAGGTAGTTATTATTTTCAATTAAGACAATCTCCTAATGACCCACCACCCACTGCACAACCTTTGGTTAAATTAGACCCAGTTGGAACAACTAAATCTTTTTTACAAATTAAAGAAGTTAAGCAAGCAGCTGATGGTAGAGTTTTAGACATACCTTCTAATATGCCGTATGGTACAACAGGTATCAAACAAATTGACTTTATATTAGGATTACAAAAGAAATTCAATTTAGTAATTTATCCTAATAATACAAAATCAAGTGAATTTATAATTGAAACATTTAATGAATGGTATAAAAGAGGACAAGTAAAAGATTTTAATCAATACATTAATTTAGATGACAATATAGAAGTAATACCTGCAAACAACCTTGCAGTTAATAAATTAAACTTTGGTGATACATTAGACCAAGATTATATTTCACAACAATTCAGTAAGGAAGCAAATAGAGAATATGGTAAAACATATTATATAGATACAACCAATTTTTATTCACAAGGTGAGTTTAATGTTAAGACTACATTTGCATCCGACCCATTAATTAGAATAGCAGGTACTGGTTTATCAGGTAGTGTTAGTGGTATTAATCCACCAGAAGTTACATTCTTTGCAGGTAGTTGTAAATTCTCAGCACAATCAAATCCAATTTATGTATGTAGTTCACCTATTACAATTGATGTATACACAATCGATGGTACACTAACACAGGGTAATATAATGTTCTATGATAGGTACGCTCAATCACGTATAACTGGATTTAAAAACTTCCTTCCTGGACCTGGCGTAAACATAACAGGTGTAGATAGTATTACGGGAGAAATAGAAACTGCTACATTCTTTAGCTGCTAAAATAAAATATTATGAGTCAAATTATTCCTATATACATACCAACATTTATTAGTGACGCTGCCTATTCACCATCAAGAGTTTTACCACATATTTACTTTTATAATGGAATGATAAATTGTGAGGAATGGTGGTTTGAAGGTGGTACTTTGACAACCGCTGGTGTAGGATATGCACAAACTGCATTTCCTTATTTTGACAATTATAATGTAGTAACTGGTAGTTTTCCTACAACAGATTCACTTTCATTACTTTTTAATAATGAAGGTGCATCATATGGAGAAGTACCAACAGGTAGTCTTTATACAACTTATTGGGAAAATTATATATCTTTACTTTATAATCCTAAAACAAGATTACTTAATTGTTCAGCAATTATTCCATTGAAAGATTATTTCACTATGGAACTGAATGATATTGTAAATTTCCGCGGGAATTATTATCACCTTCGTGCAATCAACGACTATTCTTTAAAAGATGGTTCATGTACTTTACAATTATTAGGGCCTATTATTGCAGATACATTTAGTAGTGTATTTCCAGAGCCTGAACCAGTACCAACAGCTAGTGGTGATTTTGCAACTGCCTCAATTAATTTGAATGAATTAAATTCAGGTAGTATATTCATAGATGGCAATATAATTGTATCTGGTAGTCCTTATTATTTTAGTGGTAACTTTACACAATATGTAACAGGTGGAGTAGTTGCTGATGTAGTAATGGAAGGTAAAGATGGTGGTTCAACTGTATGGGGTGGATATACAACGGCATCTGCAACATTAGCAATTTTAGATAATGGAACACCGGTAACAAGTTCGACACAATATATTTATTCTGGTAGTGGTGATACGGTAATAACATTCCCGACAACATTCCCAACAGGTCACATAATTACTATATCAGGTAGTACGGCAGTAGTGGGTGACCCTACTCCACCACCAACTGCAAGTTTAACATTTACAGTAGACAATCCAGGAACATTCCCTTATCCTATAACCGCAGGTATGGGTAGTGCAAGTGGAACTTTAATCAATAATACAGGTAATACTATATATGTTTATACTTGGTTTAATAGTGGTGGAAATACATCAGGAAATACTGCAAGTGATACTGGACAATTTTCAGGTGGTAACCCATTAGATATACCATTTACAACTGTTTCAGGCAGTGGACAAACGGTTTATTCTACCGATTATGAAACTATTATAAGTGATAACACTACAAAGTTTTGGACTTTAAGTAAAAATGATAACTTAACTAGTGGTGCAACTTTAAG